CACCTGGGCGTTGTCAATGCGAGAGAAGTTGCAAGTGCCAGTTGGCTGGTGCTCCTCGGGCTGCAGAGCGAAGGAGTACACGTAGATGCCGGGGTAGGGGGTGCCGGTGTGGTGGTAGAATGGCTGCACCTGGTTGAAGTAGTTGCCGTACTGCTCCTTGAAGCGGTCCTGACCGTTCAGGATCACCTTGAACAGGTGCAGAGGGCCCACCTCGATACCTGGGGCAGTGGCGCCCAGGAACTGGGTGCCCTGCTCGACCCAGTAAGCGTTACCAGAGAAGGTGTTGCTGCCCAGGCCGAAGGTGCTCGGGATCGCACCGGAAGTGGACACCAGGTGAGGCACGCCCGTCGCGTTGGGTGCAATGTAGTTGTTGGTCGCCTGGAAAGACAGGACGTTGGACGTCACGTTCACGTTGCCAGTCGCCGTGCAGAAGTTCCACATGGCATTCAGCTGAGCCGTGGCGCTTCCGGCGGGGTTGGTGTAGCACCATACCAGCTCCTTCACTGGGTGGTTGAAGGACAGGCGCACCAGCTGGACTGAGCCCTCAGTGCCGCTGGTAGACAGCTGGTCACCGCCGGTGTGCTGCACCTGCTCGATCAGGTACTCGTGACCCTTCTGGGCGAAGCGGCGACGCTCCTCAGTGTCCAGGTACACGTAGTTGGCCCACACCTCGAAGGCGTTGGTCGTGCCGAAGTAGCTGGCGTAGTAGGCGGTCAGGTCGAAGTCCAGGCGCACCTCGTGGTACTGCAGGGCGATCAGGGGCAGGTACAGGCCGGGGTTGCGGTTGAAGAAGAACAGCAGAGGCAGGTACACCTTGGATGGGGACAGAGCCGAGGCGGAAGTCGCCAGGGGGTTGGACATGGTGGTCATCTTGCCCCAGGCGTACTTGTCGGACTCATTCAGGAACACCTCGGCGTACAGGCGCCACCAGGTCTGGTAGTGCTTGTCGATGCGCTGACCACCGATGGTCAGCTCAACGGCGGCAATGGCACGCTCGGCCACCCAGTTGGTGTCGAAGTTGGCGTTGTTGGACGTCAGAATGTTGGAGGTGGGGGTCAGAGCCACGTGCATGTTGCCGACCAGGTCGCCGTTGCGGGCAATGGTCACGGACACACGGCCGCTGCTGCTGGGCGAGCCGTTCGTCGTCTGCTGGATCAGCTCCATCGCGAAGTTGGTGTGGCGCTTGTACACGGCCTGGAAGAAAGTCACCTTGGGGTTACCGGTCAGGTAAACGTCCTGAGCGCCGTACGCAACCAGCTGCATAAGTCCTCCCGCCATTTTGACATTAGCCAAGAAAATAATTTCGGACGCAGGACGGGTCTGAGGGCGCGCCTCAGGCGATAAACATTTTTGTCGCTGTACATTAAATGGCTGACCATGATGAGAACCCTGACATTGACCTGGATGCTGAGGGTGAGGATGAGTTCGACGAGATGATGGATCCAATGGAGGCTCTTGCCAACTTCCTGGCGACCGACGATGGTGAGACGATCGCCACCTCACTGGCCAGCCTGAAGGATGCGACCCAGATGATTGCCAAGCACCTGGAGAAGCAGAACCTCATCCTGGTGAAGCTGCTGTCTGCAGTGTCCAACATGAAGGGCTGTGACTGCAAGGCGGCCGCCCCGGCCTCTTAAAAAAATATACCGCCCTTGTACTATGATGGTCCCGGCTGATGTTCACACACTCGACCGGGACCAACCAGCAGAACATGCGCACGAAATTCGCATGGAAGTCATGCGTTCTGAGGTGTCAAGTCTCATCCCAGAACGTCTCGAACATTTCATCGGTCAACTCGAGGAAAAGATGGGTCTCACCTGTAAAGGTGACCGGTTTGCACCGCTCACCAATGGATTTAGACAATTCTTCCGGGATGACGAGCTGGACCCGAACGGTATGCCCCAGAACGTGGATCTGGAGCGGATTCAGGAACAGAAGCGTCGCCTGGTGAACCTCTTCTCCGAGCTGTATCACCGTTCGAGTGAGTTGGGAATCAAGGATAAATCTTCCGAGGATGTCAACGGTGATGAGTTTCGCATCGCGCACCGCCTGATGCGACTCATTGAGACTGCCGACGACGCCTACGAAATCATTTTCCGGTACGTCCGGTCATTTGAAAGAATCAACAGCCCGACAGTCGCTCCGATGGCTGGTGATATGGATTCTTCGCTTTTCCGCTGCAAGACGATGGATTCCGTAGATGAGGAGGATGACGCCAGCCCGTACCAACGGCTGCTTCTGTACCTCCTGAACAAGACGTATACCCAAAAGATGAAGCGGTACAAGGGACAGTGTTGCAAACAGATTGAGACGCCTGATGGACACTTGACCCGTGCCTGGAAGCCAGTCATGGAGATTAAGGAGTTTGTGTATTTCTACACACAAAAGGAGGACAAGTATGATATGTGGCGTAACCTGACGAGTAAGGGTGGTATTGTCCGGGACACAGTGACTCACCTGTCGATGTGTCGCGACATTCAGTTTCCTGAAATTCAGAAGAACAGAACTGTGTGGTCATTCACGAATGGAATCTACGTTGGTAAGGAGTGGTGCGAGGATGGATACACATCCAAGTTTTACCCGTACGGTTCGACAGACATTGCAAACCTAGATCCGACTGTTGTGAGCTGCAAATTTTTCGACCAGGAGTTTCCAGAGGAGAATATGAATATAGCAGCTTGGCAGGATATCAATACACCTGTGATTCAGTCGGTCATGGAGTATCAGCGTTTCTCGAAGGAGGTTATGGAATGGATGTATGTATTCATCGGTCGTTTGTGTTTCGACACGAACGATATGGATGCTTGGCAGGTGATTCCCTTTCTCAAGGGTATCGCCGGGTCTGGCAAGTCGACAATCATTACCAAGGTGTGTAAGCGATTCTACGACTCTGAGGATGTTCGGACGCTCTCGAATAACATCGAGAAGAAGTTTGGTCTCTGGTCGATTCATGACGGGTTCATGTTCATCAGTCCAGAGGTCAAGGGTGACTTGGCGCTCGAACAGGCTGAGTTTCAGTCGATGGTTTCAGGTGAGGATGTGTCCATTGCACGCAAGAATGAAAAGGCGCTTTCGATGACGTGGAACGTGCCTGGTATCCTTGGCGGTAACGAGGTGCCAAGCTACCGCGACAACTCCGGTTCCGTGCTTCGTCGTCTCGTGACGTGGAACTTTGCACGCCAGGTATCTGAGCCCGATCCACAGCTCGATGGAAAGCTCGAGGCGGAGATTCCGACGATTCTGTGCAAGTGTATTCGTGCGTACCTGGATTACTCGCGCAAGTATTCAAAGAAGGACATCTGGGGTGTTTTGCCACCGTACTTCAAGTCTGTCCAGGCACAGGTGGCTACGGTGACCAACCCGCTGCAGCACTTTTTGGCAAGCGACAAAGTGGTGTACGGACCAGACAAGTGTATCCCGCAGAAGCTGTTTGTCCAGATTTTCAACCAGCATTGTCAAGAGAATGTGCTCGGACGGTGCAAGTTCAACGAAGACATTTACGCGGGTCCGTTTTCGTCTCGAGAAATTGATGTTCGGAGCGGGTCAATGACCTACCGAGGCAAGGCGTATGCAAACCAACGTTTCATCCACGGTATCGATACGATTGAAGAGAACTGTCTGGGTGCTGACCTAGACGTCTAGGACTTTTCCCGTCTGCGACGGGAAAACGCTCCACCAAAGGAGGCGGACAACGGGCACTCCGTGCCCCTTGGACTGAAGGTCTAAGGACCAAGAACTACAAAACTGTAATGGAAACTATGACTGCTCTGTTTGCCGCATGGGAAAATACGATTGAAGAGTACAAGAACCAGCCGAATGTCGAGATTGAGATTCGGCTGGGCAAGGTGAATCGTGGCAAGTTTGATACAAATGTCGGTCAGGCTACGTTTGAACGGGCACTTCGCCGGCTTAGGAAATACGAGGGGTGGGAGTCGACAAACGAGAGTCAATCGACTGTGTACATGGATACAGCGGCTGGAAAGCGTGTCGTCATGAATGACATTACTGACGAGATGGAGTCGTGTGTCATCAAGAAACGGATCCTCGTGAATGACCAGGTACTTGATGGGTTTCCGGTGGATGTACGTCTGGGTATTTCCTCAGAGGTGCCATACGACCGTGATGATGACACGGAAGAGAACTTTACACGAGTCAAGAAGCGTAAGCGGTACTCGTTCGTACGCAAGGGTCTTTCGATTGACCTGTCCGAGGTGAGCGGTGACGCAGACGATAAGGATTCCGAGGATGTGACCGAGTACCAGATTGAGCTCGAGATTCTTAACCCGCCAGTGAATGCAGCAGAGCGACACCAGGTGTTTAACATCGTGTACAAGATTTCGGACATTTGCAAGATTCTCTAGTCTTTGAGCAGGACCCGCATTTCCGTGTAAAATGAAGCATTCGATGTTGTTACATGCGTACCGTGTAGTGTCATCGTCTCTATAGTGTGCGCGCGTTCGTATTGATTGAAAATTGAAAACCATTCATCCATAGCATCGAGTTCGATCGGTCTATGAATGACGTGACACCCTGGAAGTCGAAATATATGCAATGACTTTGATGTCGTATTGTATACAATTCCGTCATGCGAATACAAATGCAGTTTCACGTTAATCTTTTTTGGGGTAATGTTAAAATAAAGACGGGTATCTATAGTCGGGTCGGACATTAGAATAATTTTACGTATGATTTCACAAGGAAGGTTTCTCCATATCATCGTACGTTGTTCTTCTTGAATCGCATCGCTTTATGCACCACGGGCTTGTACGGCACCTTTTCACGTCGAGTATTCTTGGGTGTGTACTGGCCGAACATCTTCGTAAAGTAAAAGTCCGTCTCGTTGAGCAGGTAGTCAATCTCCTCCGCCTCGAAGCCACTCTCTTTCAAACAGGAAAACATCCGTTCATTCTTTTTCAATTCTTTCATCGCATTTCGCGTGAAAAAGGCGTGAAACTCAGGAGGCCACTGAGTCAACATTTCTTTGAGATTTTGCATCACCTCTTCAACCGACTGCTCAAAAGCTTCCGAACACCGAGTCTCCCACGCATCCATGTTCCACTGATCCTCCACTTTGTGAAACCCCTTGAAGTAGATTGGCCGCCGGCACATGGGACACCCAGTGCCAGTGCCTTTGAGATACCAGCTCTTTATACACACCGAGCAAAACTCGTGACCGCAACACAACTTGCGGCACGGGCCAGTCTCGTAGCATACCGAGCACTCCATTTTTTTCGAATGGATGTTAAGTCTCGGTTCAGGTTTTGACAGGCACAGGACGTATTTTCTTGTACCACGCCATGGAACACATCGTGTTTCCATCGGGTGCGTCGACTATTGTTGACGTGTCGTCGTCCGCAAGCCGCCATTTGCCCTTGTGTTTGACGTACACTGCGTAGTGTCCACCATGGAACATTCCCCAGTGGGCGACGACTACAAAGAGTTTCATATCATGATACGTATCCGGGACGAGCTCCACAGGACACTTTTGTGTGAAAATGACAGACAAACAGTCGCCAGTCTCTCTTATGACTGTCTGCATCGCCGCCGCGTTGTATTTTTTGCCAGCGTCGTCGACGTAGTCACTCAGAATGTGATACTTGTCGTACTTTTGAAGATGTTCCGGCGAATCGACAAAGAGCGAACAAAAGTCGTTCGTCCGTGACGATGTTCCTCCGGGGTACACGACAATCTGTTCCTCCTTGCCGTAAAAAATGGGTTTCATATAGTCGAGCCCGAGAGACTTTTCGAGTGCGTCTAGGAGTGCTAAAACAGCCTCGTGGGCGTCGTGCTGCTGCAACGGCGTAAAGTCCGTAAACTTGGCCCGGAACGTATCGACGAGTTCACGCGGATCGAGTGGGTCTTTCTTTTTTTGATTCCACATCTTGCGAACCAGATGGGAATAAGCACGAGTCACTTCGCAAGGTCCATCATAGGGACCTTCGCGGAGAAACCGATTTGTGAGTGCAGGAACATGTGCTAGGCACTGTACAGCTGAATTGAAATAGCATGTGTTTCCGACGTTGAGCAATCCTCTTGACATTGTCTACTAAAGCTTCCAGACTTTTATGTAACAAAGATGCTGTCTATTCGTCCGGTTGTCGTGTGCACTGCTAAGCCATCGCCCTCACGCAAGAAGGGGCAGATTCGCTATAAACTGAAACAGGCGATTAATCACGCCCAGAGTCTGTGTCATAATTTTGAGGATACGAATGAGTGCCGCGTCGCGTGGGACGAGGTGAATGAGCTGACGCGTGCGCTCCATGATCAGACTCCGCCGCCTTCCGAGAATGAGCGTTCTGAGCTTTCAAAGCGTGAGTATGACGTTTAGTACGGAGCCGGATCCATCATAGGAGGAACCTCCTGCTGGCTGATACCGTCTGGATTGTCATACCCCGATCGCTTGCTTGGGAAATAACGCATGGCGAGCGTCGCCAGCAAGATAAAGACGATGGCGTGTAGAATCAGACCACCGATCTTGGCGGTACCCTCATAGGTCGCGACCCAGCTGCCGAACACCTTACGGGTCGCCTGGTAGGTCGCGGGGCTGGCGACCAGGGCATAAAGGACGGCGGGGACAATGTAAAACTTAGCAGCGTCTGACATTTCTTAATTACAAAGAATAAAATTCATCGAGCTTAATGTCCTCGCGAAGGTTGACGATCGTCCGATCATACGTCCGACGGTTGTTCGGATGTGTCTTGTCTGGACGCTCCTTAACAGGTGTCCACCCCAACTCCTTGTAGTCGCACTCGAGTATAGTCCCCGGGGCATATGGCCGCGTCTTCGTGTTCAACTCCGCCTCTTTACGCAGCTGACCACGTTCTTGTATACAAAGATCCTTGCCGTTCATAACCAGAAAGTCAATAGTAATCAAATGTCTCGGCTTCCATTTGAAAAGCGTCTCATGTGTCCCGATACGAACGGGTTCCTCAACCGGTGTAAAAATGATACCATCCGTCTTTTCACCGAGTTGAATCTTACTCACCTCGCTCAGAGGCAACATCTCCTTCACCTTCACCTGCAACCGTGGTTGTTTCAGGATAGACTTGACCACCATCTTGGCCTGTGTCAGACGTTCCGTCAACGTCTTTTTACGAAGATCCTCGCCCTTGACACGAACAGCATCGTACACGTAAAAAACACCATCCATCAATTCCCCATCCAGTACAGTGTCACGCGGAACTGTCAGAGTCGTATACGTGACGTGGAACGCCCGGTCCACGAGTGCACAAATCTTCTTCTTGTCCGACGCCTCAAAACACGCAAGCATGTGACGCACGCCATCCGTCTTTTCACATACGACGTACGGTTGAGACTTGAGTACCCTAAAGTGCTTTCTCTCTATAGAAATGGGCTGAGGCCCGGGAAACCACGATGGATCGCTAGATTCCCACACCTGATGAATATACCCCTTGATTTCATCTTCGTACATGTTTATAACTAGAGTCTGATCTTTAGTCCTCGCTCCGCGAGTTTTCTGTTCGCCTGTGTGTCTCTTCGTGACTTGGACTTAAGGATTCATCACGACACCCGGCATTTCTAGAATGTTCCCTAAGCACTTGTGTGTAAAGTGGCGAATGACAGTCGCAGATGGTAGAGCTACCACACGTAGGTTGTT